CTGCTTGATTTTATCTTGACTATCGTAGTCAGCTATGTTATGTCCTAAGTCTTCTGGGGCTGCTGTGTACATCAGAGGCTTGTCACCTTTTACTAGTGTTTGGGCTGCTGTTTGGAACCAGTTTCCGGAATCGGTTAGCTGGTCTACTTCGAATCGTAGTTTTGCATTAGCATCTAGTCCCTTCTGCTCAATTGGTAGTGTTACACTAAGCATTTGCCAATTCGACGTAGCATTACCAACAACAGTTCCTCCCATTGAACTCCCCTCTGAGAAGAACTTAACAGGCATAGATTTAATTACATCGGTTCTTGTCACTTCTATATCTGTAATAGAGAAGCTACCATTCTGACGTAACCACGTAAAGAAGTATGGGTTAGTAGAGTTCTCTAACATAGTGAATGCAGAGCTATATTGTTGCCAGATACCGACAGGAGCTTTACCGTCAAGTTGACCGCCGAACCAAAGATTTCTTTCTTGACCTGCATCATCTGTACCTTTTATTTCTACACCAATACCAGACTGCTCTACGTTAGTTGCATTAATTCTGTATTTGAACTCTATTCTGTATGTCTCACCTTTCTTCATACTAGTAATTTCACTGTAGCCTAAACTCTGTCTAATACCTCTCCATGAGTCTTTAATAGCATCTAAAGAAGTTATAGTAACGATATTACCGTAGTTAGGGTCTGTACCTAACGAGCCGTGCGGAGGAGAGTTAAATATAAAAGGTGTTAGACCATTAGCGAAATCTCCATTGACTATAGCATTATTATGTAGCCGAACAGATTGCGAGTAAGTAACTGTGTCCCCTACTTTAGCTGCACCTCTATTTACAATACTAGGGATGTTGTATCGAATACTCCCCCAGTTAATATTTGTCTGGGTTATTTTTGTTCCCATATACCGCTTCGAGAGTAACTGTACATTGTTTGGGTTATAACTCCACGGGTCATCGCTACCAGAATAGTCCTTTGTTTTTACCAGCAAGTTACGATTGTTTATGACTTTCTTTTCAATCGGAATCGCGTCTTCGTTCTTTCTGTTTGGTAGCCGAGAAAGTTTTGCTTTAACCCCTGCTGGTTTGAACTTTTCGATTTCACTTAGAACATCTAAAGGAACATTCTCTGTGAATCTAGCATCGATAACGGCTGTCGTGTAGTACTTACCTAGTAAGTGGTCTTCACCGTTTAGTTTCGATTTATTCAAGATAAACACGTTCTTGTAAGGTTCATAAATCTCAACCTTCGTCGTCGGGTCATTTAAGTATTTCTTAATCGCATCTTCGATAGAAAGTACAGTACCTCTTTCGATAAGAATGAAATTAATAATTCTTTGTCTATATGTGTCATCGCTTTCATTATCCTTACGGAATACACCGAACTTATCTCCGAACTCATCTAGCCATTGTCCGGTAGCTGTTTCTAGTCGAGCATCTTTTTTGCTCTCTATAGCATCAGTAGCCACACTTTGTAACATATCATCTAAGGAAGCAAGGACAACATTATGGGGATTGCTGTCCTTTGTTAATCTTGTTTTCCATAGAGGATGTAAATATTTCATGAAGCCCATATTATTCCTCCTATACTAGTGTTACTTTAATTATACCAGCTCTCACGATTTCGTTACCTTTGACTACCTCATTAGCTGTAGGTTTTGTGTACTGTATATCGTATACAAGCTGCTTATCTACGCTCTTGATAACGTAAGATAAATCGTTTAGAATTAAGTTCTGAGATGTTTGCATATTGTTTAAGTAGCCTTCTATAGCAAACTTGATTCTATCTCGTAATGCATTTGTAATAGCTGGTTTGTTTGAGATGGTAATGGTTACTTCCACATCTACAGCTTTACGAGTTACTGGTCTTACTTCTACCGGGATTCCAGCAGGTTTAAATCGTGTAAGTGACGTTGCGATTGCTAGTTTAACAGAATCAGGTAGTTCCCCGTTCTTATCGTGAGCATACACGATTACGATACCAATCTTCTCATCTATGTATACACCGGATACTTCTGGTACTAATCTTGTACCATACTCCAATGCTGGTTTTGTAGCCTTACTTAAGGATTCAATATATGAACGGAATCTAGATTTCAATGCTTCTAGTGGTTCTTCGTTCTCACCTGTTTGGAATGCAGAAGGGTTAGTAACTAGTTTCACGTTAGAAAGCGGTGTCATCATAACATCAATCGCGTTTGCGGGTACGTTACCGACTTCTCCTGCGATGATACAGTATACAAATACTTCTGCTGTTACGGCTCCTGCTGGTATGTAATAATCTTCTACAGTTTCATAGATGTTTGCGTATTCCGGGAAACTAGATGTAAATCTTGTACCACGAGGTAATGGTGTGTTTTGTTGGACAGCATTATGGAATGTGATTCTTACTTTTCCGTATGCTTTTTGTGGAGCCTTACGTTT